TGTCAATCATTTTTTATTTTTTTTGGTTTTCTTTTTAGGTGGTCTACCTACTTTACTTCCGTATGTTCCTTTTCCTTTTGGCATAATGTTTCCTCGTCTATTGTATATATCGATAGTTTTTGGCTTTTGCCTTTAACACTTATCGGTTTTAATAATTTTAACTTAAATTTACAATTTATGGCAGTAGAATAACCAATCAATATGTCTTTTCCTACTTCTTTGGTTGCTGATTCTAGTCTTGCTGCTGTATTTACACAATCACCAATAGCAGAATAATCAAACCTAGTATCGCTCCCCATGTTGCCTATAACAGCTTCACCAGTATTAATACCTATACCTATTTCTATGCCTAGTCCTGCTTCCTTCATGTTTTTGGTTATTTCTATTGCTGTTTCTACTGCTTTGTTTCTATGATCGTCTAAATCTATGGGTGCATTAAATATAGCCATCATTGCATCACCAATATACTTATCTACCATGCCACCATATTTTTGTACTGCATCTGATTGTATAGTCAAAGCCTTGTTCATAATCTCAGTTACTTCTTCTGGAGTTAATCTTTCTGATAAAGATGTAAAACCTCTAACATCTGTAAATAAAAATGTTGCTTCTTTTTTCTCACCACCAAGTTTTAACAAACTAGGATTGTCTTGTAATTGTTTTACTTGTCTTGGATCTAAGTAATGTTCAAACTGTTTTTTAATTTGTTGACGCAATTTATATTGCTTTTTGTAGTTAATATAGAAGGCAATAGTAGAAGTTATGATTTGTGAGATAAAAGTCCATGAAAAATCTATCAAATAACCTTTCTGAACGCTAAAAGCTTCTAAGAAGCCTGTGGTGAAGAGCAAAATTACAGCGATACTTAGACCCTTAACCACACCGAGATAATTGATTACAAGCCATGTCAACGACACGAAAATTCCAAAAATCAAAATTTCAGCCACCAATGACCATTCTGGAATCCTTGGAGAGTTTTCTATAAGAATTGACTCAGATAATGCTGCTTGAATTTTATGTGGCTCTAATAATCCAGTTGGAGTTGCAATTTGTGGCATGATTCCTGGCGCGGTAATTCCAAGAAATACAAACTTACCAGCAACATTCATTTCTTGTAAATCTGTTTGTGGTGTATCTACCCAACTAATCCACTTACGACCAAGGTTGTCTGTTTTGATCGGTGGTATTCCTCTGACTGATATTTCCTGTATTCCATTATCACTGGTTTTTATAATATAAGTTCTTGCACCTGTTAGTGCTTTTAATACTTCTGTACCAAAAGAAGAAACATAACCATCTGGTGTTTTAAGTAGTAAGGGTATTCTTCTGACTAGATTATCAACATCGGTGGGTGCAGCAGATATACCTTCTTGTATATAGTTAGTTCTAAGGTTGTGAGTATTCTGTACTACACCCTTTGCAAGCATACCACCAACATCAGGTCCTTTGATGACTGTACCAACTGTTTTTGGGTATATTTCATTTGGGTATTCAAATGAAGCCAAAATCGATGTACCATGTCTTAAGGACTCCGCAAAAAATTCATCACCACCAAATCTATCTGGATGCGGAAAACTAACAACCCAACCTACACCTAATGCACCAGCATCTATAATCTGTTTATGTATTTCACCTAGTCTTTGCCTTGGTATAGGCCAACCGCCTTCTGTATCTATATCTTCTTCGGTTATGTTAAGAATAGTAAAGTAGCCAGAAGGATCTTGTGTAGGTACAAGATAGTCAAATACTTTTAGTTTTAATGTTTCTGTTGGCGTTGACTGATATAAGACAGGCAACACTAGTATTATAAGTATGGTGAATAGTAGTCGCTTCATTAATTACTTTGAGTGATTTTGATAGTGCTGCCAGTACCACCATTTATTTTAATAACATTGGATGCACCATCTTGTATAAAGATAACAGTATAACTACCAGCAGAGTCTATATCTACTCTAGCTGTATCACTAACGCTACGCATAAGTGTTAATACTTCTCCTGTTATAAAAGATGTTATTTGGGTGCCTAAGTCTTGACCTAGTTTAGTACCAACAATATTAGTAGATGTAGCATCTTGTGCTAGCTGATCTTCTTGTTGTATTTCTTGTAGTGCGTCTATGACATCTAGTAAATCTTCTAAGAAGTTTACATCAAGATAGTTTATATCTAGCTCTGTAAACTCTAGCTCTTTCTCTGAGTCTAGGAAATCTTCTTCTAAAAAGTCCTCATCTAAACCATCAAAGTCTAATATGTTTTTCTTTTTAGTTTGTGTTGTTTCTTCTGCAACTACCTCTTCTTTAGGCGGATTAACAATAAGCATGTTGTCTATAAGGTCTAGTGTTAGGTCTAAGATGACAGGTGAGCTGGGTGATTTCTCAAAGACATCTACCGTTGTAGCTTCGTAGGGTTTATTTAGTGTAACTGTACCCATGGCTGTAGTTACTAATATCTCACCACTAGAATTACCAAATTCATCTGGTAAAAGTATTAGCAAAGACCTGCCTATTTCATCTACGGTAACTGTAAAATCAGTACCACGAATTGCTATGTTTGCTGTTGGTGTCTTAAGATCTATATTGTTTTTATCTATCTTGTTTAGACCGCCAGTAATAAATCTAGCCGTACCAAGACCAAAGGTAATGGCCATTTTAGATTTGCTGGGGTTGGGGTCAAAGATGTATTCATCTATGGTGAGCTGTGAGTTTTCTGTAAGTCTTACTTTGGAGTCGTCTAGGAACGTAATAGCCATACGACCATTAGTCGTAACTGCTTCATCATTTTGTTGTATATCAAAAGACTCTGTTGCCTTATAAGGCTTGTCTCTTAGTATTTGTGCTGAACCGTTTAGTTCAGATATGTTTCCTATATCAACAGCTTGTGCTTGTTCCGCCATCGTTCTGAACGACACAAATAGTACCGTTAGAACCAGTAGAGTTAATCTGTAGCCAATCAGAAGCAAGAGTTGACGACTGTATGATATTGAATGTTCTGCTGTTTCCTGTTTGGTCAAGATAGAAATATCCACCTGCATATCCGCTTCCTGTAAAGTTTACTGTATTGCTATCACCGTCTACATCCACATAGCTAGTAGCACCATCATAGTTTATATCAAAATCAAACGTGTTTCCGTCTCCGTTAATTATCCAATCTAAATCAAGACCAGAAGCTAATGCTGTTGTACCTGTGTCTAGTGTAAATGTATTAGAACTACCAGTTACATCTACATTGTAGTCTGAGTTATCAATACCATAAGTATTTGTAGGATCAGCTTGTATAGTAAAGGTATTACTATCTCCATCAAACTCAAACAATCCTGTTACGCTATCTCCGTATATATCACCTAAAAATTTATTAGTATTACCTATTTGGTTTATATCTAAGGTTAGATTAATGCCATCAAGATCAAATGCTGTTAGCGTTCCAGCAACAGAGTTTAAACCACCAATAATGTTAGATGATCCTAACTGTTCTAAGTCTATGTTTGCTGTGTTACCGCTTTGGTCAACATATATTTCATTGTCAGCTGCATACGCAGATAAACCAGCAAGGGTTAATCCCAATATGCTGTAGTAACTTATTATTCCTAAATCATTCTTGCTCATCAATATTCCAATATCCTCTGGTTGTTCCTTCTTTAATTGTTTCTAAAACAGCGGTTTCTATTGCTGTTTGTAGTGCTATATTGATTGACTCGTTCCTGACTAAACCGTTTTCTATTTCCACTAGTTCGGTATTGTCAGTAATAAAACGAAATATATCTTGATCGATAGATGCACTTAATATCGTTTTAGTTACTAATACTTCTAGTAACACCCTACCTGTACTTACAGATACAGTTCGTAAAGATATGGTTACGGTGTCTTGCTTGTATTGCCTAGACATTCCAATGCCTAAATACCTAGCGCCTGCACCCCCAGACTTTACATTACTTTCGTATGATATCACGCCACCTTGCATTATCAAACCAGCAAACAATAAATCTGGTAACTTCTGCTTTTCTTTGTTTTGTTGCCTGGCGCTCCTAATGATTTGTCGCTCTTTGGTTACATTGTCTAAACCAACACGCTCAACCACATCAAAGAAGCCATTATTACTACTGCCTGCGTGTTTTAAGGCTCTAATCAGGTAGGCATCTGGTGCCTGCGTTACCGCAGATGAAAAGGTTGCATAAGCACTATTGCTTCTTCTTTGTCCTGTTTGGTCTGTAAAAGAACCTTGATATATAGCTACGACTGGCTTTACTTTGTTGTTTGATTTTATGTTTGCAAGTTCAGGTACAAGCAACGAGCCTATCGTTGGCTTTTCTATTTTTTGAATTGGAGGTAGATTATTTTCTAACGGATCTATTATTAACGCGCAACTAGAAAGTAAAGCTACCGATAGGAAGAGATATAGTTGTCGTATTACCATCTGAGTCAGTTATGTTTAAAGTTATAATTCCGTCTACAACATTATACTCTATAGTATTTCCTTCTAAACTTAAAACACCACTATCACTTGGAGTTTCACCAAATAAATTTTCTACAAGCTGTCTTGATAGTTGTGCATAGATTCTTGACTCTAGGTTTCTTATAAATCTTGCAAGAGTAGTGTTTTCTTTATCTCTTTCTATCTCTTCTTGTAATGCTTTTATTTCTGCTTTAAGCGCTTGCTTCCGATTGAACTGTTGGTTCTCTATGGTTAGATAATGTGCAGATGTGCCTACACCAGAGAATGATGGCGACTTAAACTTATGTACCATCTCGTCTGCATTTAAGCTTTGACCAATAACCATTAAAAACATTATTGCACCCATAAAACAACACCATATAGCTATTCTAGTTTTAGCAGCTTCTTCTTGTTCTATTTCTCTTCTTGTAAGTTTTCTTTTATACACACTTGCCATTAGTCCTTCCTTTTATCTTTTCTTCCTGCTTTGGCAATCTTGTTAGTGTCAATTAACTGAGGTACGCCTAGCATTGTTTTAATCATAGTATCTTGTCTAATGATTTCATTATCCAAAGATCTAACTCTATCTATTAATGCTACTAGAATACCGTGTTGTGTGTCTAGTTTTGTGCCAAGGCGATCTTCCATGGCATTTATGGATGTGTTGACTTTATCATCTACGGTATCAAGTTTAGTCTCCATACCATCAATAATTCTGTTGATAAGCTTCCAAACAAAAGCACCAAGGCCTAGCGCTGCGGCAATAGGAAATCCTAGTTCGGTTATAAGAACTACGACATCATTCATGGTTTACTTTTTCTTTTTAGTTGTTTTTTTCTTTTTAGGAAATCCAGCTTTCATAGCTTTGTAAGCCTTTGCTGAAATAGTAGATTTTTTTTTGCTTCTGCTTGTTCCAGCTTTTTTTCTTTTATTTATGTTTTCATATAATGACATAGTTATCTCCTTATTTTCTTCTTGATTTAGCTCCAGAACATTTCCATCTTTTTCTTGATAGGTTGTTTGGAGTATTGGGATCGTTTTGTTTTTTCTTAGATAATCTTTTCTTTATACCAAGACTTCTAGCGCAATATGAATCACCTTTAGATGTTCCTGGCTTAACTCTAGGGCCACCACCTTTGGCTTTACCTGCTTGACCGTAACTAACCTTTTTACCAGATTTAGTTATCTTTACTTTTGCTTTGCCTCTTCTTGGTGTTGCCATTATTTCTTCTTCCTTGGTCTACCTCTTTTTTTAACAACTGGTGCTGGTGTCATAAGATTGTCAAACCAGTTTAAAAATTTATGTATGGTTGCTTTTAACCATACCCATGCTTTAGTAATATATTTCATTAGTGTATTGTCCTCTCTTCATAATATATGATTTCAGAATCTTTACTTACTTCACCACCTGACATGACCGACATAATTTGCAGGGCATGATTTTTATTTTTTGCTCTTATTTCTTTACCTACATAAACCATGTCATCAACCATTACTTCAATATCAAATATTTTGTTGTGGGCCATTGTTTGTAAATAATCCTTGAGCTTGAGCTTTTGCATTTTGTCTTATTCCTTCTCTATCTCGTTCCATAACTGCATTAATTTCTGCAATGTTTATTTGTGCGCCGTACTTAGCTTGTAGCTCCATAGCTTTTACTCTTAGTTGTGCTTCTTCTATATCTCTTTGTCTGTCATCGTCCATGATGATTTTCATTCTATCTGTTTCAGCATCAATCATAGCTTTCTGTGCGCTTACTTGTGCCTTCATTGCTTCAGCCTGTGCAAGCATTTCTGCTGCATCTGGTTTAGGTGGCTCTTGCGGTTGCGGAGGCATGGGCGGAACTTCTGTATTTACAAAGGATTGTGCATCTTGGAAGCCTGCTAGCTCGATCATTCTTGTTAGGGTGTTAGCATATTGTTGCATTGACACTAGAGGATTCTGTGGCCCTAGTAATTGCAATATTTGTTCTTGCTTTCCTGCGACTTGTGTAAGAACTCCAAACTTTTCTTCGTCTGAGGACTTAGATATAGCTACATTGACTACCATATCCTTGTCTGAGTCCCAATATCTTGGGTCTACAGGT